CAATACTCTATGTGCAATTCTCTCTGGATCTTTATAAAAAGATGACAATGTCTTACTGATAATCAACGCATCCAATTTAAATTTTCCTTTGACTAAATCACCTAATGTTTTTTTCAAAAAATCGATTGATGATAAAATATTCTTATCCCTCATAATTCGATCAATAATACCACCAAAAATCACTTTTACAATAGGCGCATTGTCACGACGTTTTGTTACAATTCCCATGGAAGTTTGTTTACATTTATTCAAATCAAATTCATATTTATCTCCAGCATATCGTTTTTTCGTGAATAAGATAAAAGGCCAAAATGTTTTTTCATATTCCAAATCCTGTGGTTTTTTCAGAATTTTCTTAATTCCATTTTGAGCAATTATCGATAATCGAATCGATTCAGACAAAGCATCTTTTCCAATCATCTTGTCTCCATTGTCATACCGACAGTCAAATCGAACAAACACTGAATCTGTATTTTTTACTATCAATGGAAATCCCGTATTAAAATTTCCAATTTGTGTTTCTATATCATAAACAAATTCCTCTGTTGAAACCGTGTTTCTTAAAAATTGAATCTGTATAATTTCGTTCATTTCATCTTCTTTTATTTTATAATGTGATGTTGCAACAATTAATGAATTTTTTGTTGTAAAATGAACATGAAATCCATAATAACACAATAAATAATATAAACAAGCTATTTCCATTTTATTTTTTTGATCTAATGAAATTTCAAACGCATTTCCAATTAAAGTAGAAGATGATTTTTTCAAATATTGAAGTAAATAATTAAACTGAAATTCATCATCTTTACTCAACACTTTCGAAATATCTATATCCAATTCTTCATCACTGTAATTCTTTGTAAAAATTATTGTTTTTTTTTCCTTTTTGACAAATTTTGGATATTGATGTAGTAATTTATCTCCTATTTTTACATCAGTTGGTTTTATGATTTCACCATTATCATTTAATAAACTGTGATCTTCTGTGACATCCACAACACCCATACAAGTTCGAATTCGATATATTTTTTTCTTGCTTTTATGGCGTATAACACGATTGATTGAAGACCACCCAGATGATGTATAAATCTCATATTTGTCAACAGATGCTTGTTGTTTTTCAGTTCGATTTGTATCCATTGGTTTAAATTCATTGTATTCCACCCATCCAGCTAAATTTGATAATTGCCGAATTTCCTTAAATTCTACTTTTCCAGTTGTTTTATTTCGAAGCAATAATGGCGTATCACCCGTAACACTGTCACCATAAACAATTTTATTTTGCAGTTGAATCTTTTTTCCATCATCCAAAACTTTTATAAAATTATCCGGATTTTCACAATAAGTTTGCGCAATATCCAACTGTCGACGCCCAATTGCAGTCGTTGAAGCAGCCAACTCCCTAAAATATAGTTGACCTTTTTTCGCGCCTAATTGACCATACACAGAATTGGCAGTAGTTTTATATGCCAACTGCTGACCATCAAAGACATTCTTTTTAAATTGAGAAAATGTGTCTTTTTTTGACACAACATCTTCATTTTGTAAAATCTTTTTTTCCTTTTTCTCTGTCAAAATAGTTGTTATGGTTTTATCATTTTTATCATCATTATCAATGACTAATCCAATATGTGTAGAGTTATCTTTCATTAGAAACGTTTTATATTTAATTTTTACTCTGGTATCTTTACGAGCAGTCAATAATCGTTCTAAAATTTTCGGTATAAGAGCCTTTTTACCATTTGGATATTGAACAAATCGTACATCTTTACTACCATTTTTCTTTTTAGATTTGACACTGCCATCTGCTCGATAAGCATATTCAAATGTATCATATGTTACATCTGTATAATCATATCCTGGACCACACGCACGAATTTTCATACCTCCTTCATCACCAAGCCACTCCTTGTCCAAACAAATTGTTTCATGTGACACATTTCCTTCAATCATCGAAGAAGGATATAATGATGCATAATCTAACACTGCAATTGGTGTGTCCAAATAAATACCAGGATATGGGCGCAAAACAATTGCACCCTCATATCCTTCTTGTGATGTAGATGGATATAAAAACGGTAATAGAAAGTTTTCATCACGACAAATCGAACTTACTAAACTTAGAATTTTTACACCCTGGCCACGATGAATACTAAATCCAAGTGGAATTAAACAAACATTCGCCATACCAATTGCGTTTGTCAATAATTCCAATTTTAATAAAAGCTCCACACACAAAATCACATCCATCATACAATATTTTGCTATGATATAACGATCACTTGGACCTTTTTTTTGAAGATTGAAAATATCTTGAGGTGTAACGTCATCTTTTCCCAAACACCATACACATTTATATTTTTCAAGATTTAATACAACTTCATCTTGAACAATCAGACTATCCTCTGTAATATCGAGAATTTCAAACTTTTTACCATCAAGATATTTGTTATTGAGATAACCATCCTTTTCAATAAAGATAATAAAATTCCCTTTATTTAAACCAACTAAATTATTTGTTTCTATATAAGTTTTATTATCTTGTCGAGTAATTTTTTTAACATTTCCCTGGATGAATTGCGCAGATACATTATTCAATTTATATGAATCTAATTTCGCAACTTTTTGAACCATTTTATAAATATCTAATTGAATACGTCCTGGAATATCCACATATTCCACTGTGATCAATTGGCCGACACCTGATTTTTGCTGTTTGGTTTTGAGAACGCATTCCATTTTTTTGAATTTACTTATTTTTGAAAATTTTTCTTCAATACCAATTTCGTCTGCTCGCTTAAACAACCACGGCGTATCAAAAGTATCTGTATTAAATCCTGTGATTATTTCAGGATCTTCCTTAATTAATAAATCACGAAATGCCAATAATAATCCTTTTTCCGTTTTAAAACAACGCAATTCCGTGTCTTTTATTGGATTACACGTATTCAACGTCAACATCACATTTCTATATGGTTTTTTTTCACCATATTTAATAAAACTACACCCAATTTGAATTGTTTTATCACCTTCTAATGCTGGAAAATAACTTCTTTCCGGTTCTTCGAGATTATAGAATATTTTATTAATTTTCTCAATGGATAAATTCAATAATTTTTGTTTTTCTTTTTTCTTGATCAATGGATCAAAAGCCAGTAAATTTTCCAATACTTTTTTAATAACTATTTGAATAGTCTTTTCAGGTGGCTTTTTATTTAATTTTGTAAAAACACAATTAATATTAAGTTCTTCAGAACCAGTACCAAATGCTGCATTGATACAGTCCATTACAAACTGCGACCTATTTTCAATATAATATTTATATTTTTTTATTTTGGCATTTTGTATCTGATTAGCTTGTCGCTTTTCCGATTCACTCGCAATTGATGTCGAAGCTGACTTGATTCTGTTTTTTTGTTTTGAATCATACACTACCTTTTGAATTCGTTCGAATTCATAAACCAGTTCTCTAGAAAATTTCAAGTAATCTTTTATTGGCAATGGAAAATCACCATGACTTGAGTCACATTCTATATCATACGCCATTATTTTGATTTTGACATTTTCTTCATTTTTACAATGTCTAACATTATTCCATTTTGCTTCAAGATTAAAATCACAATGAGACATATTGTTAAAATTACGATGTTTATATTTTCCTGGTTTTAATTCAATCCATTCAACTGGTTTAATACGCCGATGATGAATAAATCGAATCATGGGATCAATCATATTTTCATATAAATCATATGTAAATTCTTCTTTCGTCAACCCATATATTTTAATTGGCTTTGGCTCAATTTTCGTTGTTTTTTTTAATTTTTTATCCCAAACTTTATTTTGAAATAACCCAACGGCATTTCGCATACTACGTACATTTTTAAAAATCAAACGAATAAAATTATGTTGCTTGAAATTATCAAAACCACGCAATTTCATTTTTTTATGAAACGTCGCACCAACCAAACAATGCTTGTATTTTTTCCACATATGTTCTTGAACCCAATTACGAAATTTACCAATATGCCTTCGTGTAAAATAGTCCGGAACTTTTACGTAAAAATAAGGTGTGAAGTCGTTTAACATGAGCGAATATGTATTTTCATTCATGTCCTTCCCGAAAAGAAAAATCCGATACTCCGTTTCATCTGGTTTGTTAAAATCATTTGAACCACTACTTGATGTATCTTCTTCATAATCACTGTCTTCCATTTGCATTTGTAAATTGGAGTCATTATCTTCTGTATACCAATCAATGATTTGAAATTTAACAGATTCTAATTTTGGATCTAAGTTCATTTTATTATTTTTGTATTTTTCTTTTTAAATCTTTTTCAAATTTATCAGAATTTATTAGAATTAAAATAATAAAAAGAAAAATATTTTCTCACAATTTATTAAGTAAATGACAAATTTTATTAGCATAATTATCGCATCTATCATTCTAATTTCCATTTTTCTTATTTATGAATCCAAATATTCCGAATTAATTTATGTAAAATCATCTATAGATGGCGAGGAATACTTATGTAGAAATCGTGAAGATAAAGAAAAAGCTGCGGATATTTTAGCAACCATAAAACAACGTCTTACTGCAATTGTTCACTACATGCGGAAAAATCATTCAGATGATTTAAGTGTAAAACGACTTGTCCAGAAATTTAAACCAAAACAAATATCCGAATCCATTTCTGGCACAAAATATACATCTTATTCTGTAAACAAAGGTGAAAAAATTGTATTTTGTATTCGCTCCAAAACCAATGAAGAAAATCTAATTGATATCAATACACTCATGTTTGTCGCAATACATGAATTAGCACATATTATGACCAAAAGTATTGGTCATACATCTGAATTTTGGTCAAATATGAAAATATTATTAAAAGCAGGAATTCGAGAAAACCTTTATGTGCGACAAGATTTTAAATCAAATCCTGTACCTTATTGTGGAACAACAATTACTGATTCTCCGTTGGATGTTGAAGAAGAAGCATAATAATAAAAAAAATTATAATTTTCACACAATTAAATTTTCTATCATAAACAAAAATTAATTAAAATGATTTA